AGGCCGTAACGTCCACGCTCACGCCGTCACTGATACGCACAGCATCAACCTTGGTCGTTCCAACGGCCAGATCCGTGCTTCGTACCATCGCTGCGATTGTCGTGGCCGTAGTGCCGCCGGGGTCTAAGACGGGGCTAGCGGTCACGCAGTAGTCAGCGCCCGAGAAATCCGTGCTCCAGTTGACTTGGATTTGTCCAGTTCCAACGTCGGTAATACTCGCCACGTTGTACGACGCCGACGCTGCGCCGGCGAAATTGCACTTCACCCATCCCTTCGCCGCGCTCTGGTGGAATTGCTGTCGTCCCGGAGTCACAGCGCGCGCTACATCGGTGCCGGTCTCCTGCTCGGCCTGCGTGGCGAGTTCGACCAGCCCCTCCGCGTCCGTGGTGGCGGACCCGGGCGCAGCAGCAGAAATCGCCGCCAGCACGTCCGGGTTCAACAACTCCCACCCGCCCGCCGCTGCGTTGTAAGCCGCGTCGTACTCGAAGATGTAGTGCCCATTGGCGAGCATGTCTCCAACCGCCAGCGCGAGGCCACCGCGCTTGAAGATCACCTTCGCGCCCAGCCCGTTCGCGTCCAGCGTCGGCGCCGTCGTCGCGTTTGCCGCAGCAGCTTTCTTCACCGCCAGCCGCTGGCCCGTTGCATATGCGGCGAGAACTGGCGACGGCGTGACCACCAGAGCATCTGCCGTCCCGGTGTCAGCGAAGTACGTGTAGGTCTGGTTCTGGATCTGCGCACGAGTCGGGACCGACAGGTTGTCGCGCGCAGTCGCAGCGCTGGCCAGGTCGGAAAGGTTCGCATCCTTCCTCGACTTCTCGCTCGCAAGCTCCGCAATTCCAGCCTGCACGTTCGTCGCTGCAACGTCCCCGGTCGGGGTCATGCTCACCACGCTCGCGATATAGGCCGAGGTGTCGAAGATGAGCAGCCACTTCCCGGCAGCGAGGTCGGTCGCGAAGACGCCGCTCGTGTGGGCGACCACGCACACGTAGGTCCCGGTCCCTTCCTTCACCATCGAGCGCGCGGCGTACTCGGTGGCCGTCGCCCAGTCGATCGGGTCGTTGAGCGTGAACCCGGCGCTCCCCATCATGGTGAGCACTTCGGCCGAGAGCGTGTGCAGCTCGACAGCTGAGTCGATCAGCTTCAGGTCGTCGCGCTGCAGGGCGGCCATGTTCGCCCTGATCTCGCTGATCGTGAGCACGATTGCCGAAAGCTCCGCATCGAGCGCCGGCGTGCGCACGGTAGAACGACCGGAGACGCCGCTCGCTTCCTCTTCCGAGAAGTCCGTCGAGATAACGTATGCCGTTGGCTGGCTCATCGCGCTTCTCCCGCATAGGATCTCTTCGCCGCCTGATAAAGAGGCGTGTGCTCCTCGACGATTGCCTGCATCTCGGCGTTGAGCGCGTTGATCTCCTCGCGCTTGTCGCTTGGCGACATGTAGCGGTCCCAGTCGATGGTGCGGATGGATTTGCGCAGCTTCGCCAAGCGACGCGCGATGCCTTCCGCCTTCTTCGCCTGCGAGAGCTCGTCGGCCTTCGCGTCGGCGTAGCGGTCGGCCTTCTCGTCCTGCCCGCGGTTGCGGTACTCCTTCACCGTCGAGACGGCGGTGCGGTACTTCTCTAGCGCATCGTAGAAGTCGCGCTGCTGCTTCGAGTTGGGGTTCTCCGGGTCACGCACGAAGGCTTTCAGCGCCGGCCAGGTCTGCCAGCCGCGCTCGCGGCCCGGCGGGAAGGCGCCCGCCGACTCGAGGATGAGGTCCGCCACGGTGCTCGCGTGCACGCCCATCGTGCCGAACATGTTGCGCACCACGTTGTCGATCACCGCCGGGGAGACGTTCGCCGCCTCACCAGCTGCTTGCGCGACCTTCGAGGAGTAGGGGTGCGCCTGCAGGCCGGGCTCGAGGTTCTTCTGCCGGTCGGGCACGAGCTTCCTGCCGGTGAAGAAGCTCTTGTTGGCCCAAGGCTCGCCTGCCATCGTGGCCACCTGCGGGATCACCCGGAAGCCGAAGACGAAGCCCAGCGACTGCAGCATGCGTTTCTTGAAGTCCTCGCCGCCCTCCTCGCCTGCGATGCGCAGCGCGATTGCCTCGGGCATGGACGCGAAGAGCGTGCCGTACTCGAACGGCTTCGGGATCCGGTAGACCTGGTCGCCCACCTTGAAGTGCCAGTAGGTCGTCTTCTCCCACTCCTCGATGCGCTTGTACCAGTCCTCGTCGCTGTTGATCAGCGCGAGCGCCATCGACAGGAGCGCCATGTTGGCGCCGAGGACCGCCGCCTTCACCGCGGCGCCCTTGCCGTCGCCGGTCGAGAGCACGCGCGCGGTCTTATACAGGCCCTGCATCGCCGGGTTCATAAACGGCGTGATGCGGGTGAGCACTTGGATCGCCTCCGAGCCGCCGCGCATGCCGAAGTCGGTGGACACCTCGCGCGAGTTGAGCGCTGCCTGCAGTGCGCTGTCGATGTCCCCGGGCTTGTAGGTCGCCTCGAATTCCCCGACGCGCGATCCTGACTCCGTGAACGCCCCCACGCGCTTCAGGGCGTCGAGCCACCTGTTAGGCGAGATGATCGAGGCCGGGCTGAAGTTGCCGCGCCGCGCCATGCGCTCGATGATCCGCACCGCCTCTTCAGAATCGCGGAACTGGTCAGCGAAGGCCCCGCCGAAGGCCCTCCACAGGCGGTAGGCGTCCTTCGACTGCGCCATCATCTTGATGCCCTGGGCGGTACTCAGCACCGGGATGAACTTGCCCTTGGACTGCACGGTGGCCGAGAGCGTGTCCCGCGTGAAGTTGCGGACCATGAAGGTCGGGTCGAGCACCACGCCCGCGCGCAGCGTCTGCGCTGGGAAGGCGAGCATCTTGACGACGAGGCCCATCTGCAGCGGCGGGATGTTCCCGAGCGCCTTCCACAGGACCGGGTCGTTCACCTGCGCGGCCTTCAGCTCGCCGCCCTGCTTGTAGACGATGACGCGCGTGCGCTCGTCGCCCTTCCCGCTCGGCATAAAGAAGGTCTGCATCGCGGCCATGTTCTCGGCCATCGTGGTGTCGACCACCACGCCCTGGGCTTGCAGCTCGTCGAGGATGCGCTGCGTCGAGATGTTGTGCGCCTGCTGCGGCAGCGGCACGGTCTCGATCCACCTGCCCCCACCAGGTACTGCCTTCGCGAGCGCCACTGCCTTCTGAACCATCGCGTTGCGGTTCGTCGCGTGGACGATGTTCGCCGTATTCTGGATCAGGTTGGCGAACGGGTCGCGCAGGTTGGCCGTGCCGCCCATCAGCCGCTTGAACGGGTCGCCGCGGCCGCCGCCCTTCGCATCGCCCTCGGACTCGCGAAAGAACGGGATGTAGTTGGCGTACTGCCGAAACTTCTCCGCCACCTCCTGCGAGAGAAGGCCTCCTTCGACCGCGTAGTCGAGCAGTCGGTCGTTGTAGGCGTAGACCTCGGTCGCCACCTGCTTGAACTGCGGCGTCTCCAGCGCCAGACCCGCGGCGATCTCCTCGATGCTGAAGAGGTTCTCCTTGCCCGCCTTCTTCAGCTCGGCCGCGCGCCGCGCGATCAGGTAGCCCTTGAACTTGTTGATCGTCTCCTCGCCGCCCTTGAGCACTGGCTCGAGGATCGCCTTCAGGGGCTTGCCGTAGTTCTTGCCGTCCAGGCGCTTCGTGAAGTCGTACGGGGTGGTGAAGTCTTTGAGCCAGTCCTCGATGATCGCCGCGTCGCCGGCGAGCAGCCGCGCGGCCATGTACGGGTTCTTCGAGGCGGCGACCCCGGGCGCGAGGTCCTCGACCATCACCTTGAGCGGGTGCCACTTGTCCAGCGTCGCCTGCGCGAAGGTGTCCCAGGTGTCCTTGCTCACGGTCGAGGCGACGCGCTCCCAGACGGGCGGCTTGAACGCGCCGACCTTCGCGAGGATCCTGTCCTCGGCGCTCAGGGCCTCGTGCGCGCCCACCATGTCGGCCACGCGCTGCAGCGACTGCGCGTAGACCGGGTTCTGCCCGAGCCACGTCTCGAAGGCCTTGTAGAAGCCGGGCACCTTCGCCTGCAGCGTCTTCGGCGCGGTGAGGTACTCGGCGATGAACTCGGCGAAGCCCTCCTCGATCTGGAGTCTCTTCGGCATCGGCTTGCCCATCGCGATCTGCGCCTTGTAGCCGGCCGGCATGATCGAGATGAGCTCCGTGGCGTGCTGCTTCATCACCGCTCGGAAGGGCTTGTTGCGCTCGCTGATGTGGTGCCCGACCTCGTGCGCCGCGGTGCGCAGGTCGTTGCGGTTCTTCAGCCTGATGGTCTGCGGCTTGATCCGGTAGATGCCGAGGTTCTTCGCGCCCTGGTGCTTCTCGGAGATTGGCGCGCCGAAGAGCTCGCGCATCGCCGCGCGGATGGCGTCAGGCCTCGCCGACTCCTTGCCCACGGAGACCTTCGCGCGCGCGGGCGGCGTGGCGCCGGCGGCCGTCCCGGCGATGGGCACGGTGCCGATTGGCACGACGTGCGCCGGCATGCCGAGCGACAGCCCGCCCTGGCCAAGGTCGACGTCGGCCTGTCGTTCGCTGCCGGTGAGGGTGAAGTCGCCGCGCTCGGCGTCCGCCCTGCGCTTGTTCTCGGCGACCTGCTCTTCCGCGATGCGGCGCGCCTCGGCCTCAACCTGGGCGCGCTCGCGCGCGGCTAGTTCAGCTTGGGTTTGCTGCTCGAGCTGGAAGGGGCTTTGCGCCGCGCCACGATCCGCTTGCCGGCCGCCAGCAGCTTCTGCGTTCTGGACTTCTTGGCCATTGATGATCCTCTGGACCTCCGCCATGAAGGCGTCGTCGTCATTGTCGTACTGAACCGCGGCGCTTTCAACGGCCGCCTCGTCGATCGCCACCGCGCGCGCGACCATGTCTGAGTCGATGGCGTTCTGGTGCGTCGGCTCCAGCCCTTCGGCCTGGACGTCGGTCGCGATGCCGGACCACTCCTCGTCGGTGAAGGCCTTGCGCTCGACGATTCGCTGATTCGCCACCTCGACCATGTAGTCGACGGCCAACTGCTCGCGCTTCGTGAGCTTCTCGCCGGCGAGCGCCTTTCGCACCGCCTCCTGCGTCTGCGCCTCGTTCAACGCGCCCGGGCGGCCCTTCCACCAGTCGGACTTCGGGATCCACTGCGTACGGGTGATCTGGTCAACGGTCCTCCCGCCGGCGGCGAGCCCGCCTTGCGGCACCGGCGTGCGGATCATCCTGCCGCCCACCTCCGCCCAGCCGGACTCGTGCTTGGCCATGTCCTGCAGCGTCGAGCGCACGCCAGCGTCCTCGATCGTCAGGGGCTCGGCGGCCGGAGCCTGACCTTGCTCCCACGGCTCGGCCACGACCCTCGCAGCCTCGCGCTTCGCGTCCTGCCTGGCGTTCATCGCGTTCACGCGCTCGATGTGGGCCGCTTCCTCAGCGTTCATGCGCGCCTCGGTCGCCGCAGACTCGTCGGTCACTCTGGCCTCGACCGGCAGCGTGGGCTCGATCCTGCCGTCCAAGTCGGCGCCGGGGATCAGGTCTGCGTACGGGCTTGCAGGCTTCGGCCCAGCAGGCGCGGTCGGCGTGACGACCTTGGGCTCCTCGACCTGCTCTGGCGTGGCGCCAGCGTCCTCTGAATGCATTGGCGCCGCGTCTTTCCGGCCGACTTGCGCCGCGCCACCGATTCCGCCGTAGACCGTGCCGCCGATTCCGCCGGCGAGCACCGCGACCTTGAAGTTCTCCCACAGCTCGCCAAGCGTCAGGTGAGGGTTCTCCATCGCCTTCGAGCGCAGGTCCTGCAGGAGCTGCTGCCCGCCCTCGGTCATGGACTCGACGCCCGCCGTCTTCAGGATGCGCTTGGCGAAGGCCGAGCCGCGCTTCAGCGCCACGCCCACAGGCAGGGCGTCAAAGCCCTCGATCGCCGCGTCGCCAGTAGCGGCGAGCGATGCCCGTCGATGGGCCTCGCCCTTCTCGACGCCATCCGCCAGCAGCTTCTCCAGCGCCGCCCCGTAGGTGCTGCCGGCTTGGATGGTCGAGCCGCCGCCCCCGGCGATCGCCATGCCCACCGCCGGGCTGCGCGTCGCGATGCCCGCGGCGAGGCCCGCGAGCGTGGTCGGCGCCGAACTGCCAGCCGAGAAGACGGCCTGCTGCACGGTGCTCATGTCCTGCGGGGTCTCCGCTGCGAGGTCCTGCCTCGCGGCGGCGGCACCGGCTTGGATCTCAGGACGGGCGGCGATCTCCTGCGCAAGCCTGGTCCGCTGTCGCTCGCGCGCCTTGCGCAGCGTCGGCCCGTAGGCCACCTCCTGCGGCGAGGTGGGGTCACTCGGCGGCTCGAGCACCATCTCGCGCCCGCGGATGCGCTCCTCGTTCGACAGGCGCCGCAGGTTCGCGACTGCCGAGCGAATCTGCGCGCCGGCGCCGGGAATGATCGACCGCACCACCTCGCCCCAGCCAGCACCTGGCGGCTCGTAGAGGTTGTCGGCCGCGTCCGTGCGTACGGGTTCCGGCAGCGGCTCCTCGGGCTGCATCTCGCCCCACATCGAAGGCAGCGCTTCGCGCACCGCGGCCGCGACCCGGGGCACCGTCACCGCCTCGTCGCCGGCGAGCCGGGCGTCCTCAGCGGGCTGCACGGAGGCGGCTGGCGCTCCCCCGGGCAACAGGTCGTCGTAAGCACTTCGGCGCCGTTTCGGCGACGTGCCCGGGATCAGATCAGCGTAGGCGCTGGCTCGCGGTTCCACGTAGGCATCTGAGCGAGCCTTCGCCGCCGTCTCCGCCTCGTTCACCGTCGCGTAATCGACATCTTCGAGACGCTGCCCGGCTTGGGGCGTACGCCTCCCGTAGACGTTTGCCCACCGTCCGCCCGGCAACTGGATCGTTTCGGATTGCTCGTGGCTCACTTGGAGTAGCCCAGCCCCTTGTCGATCGCCGCCTTCATGTCCGGCTCTTTCTCTTCGGGCTCCGCGTCCTCGCCCGGGTAGGCCTCGACGACGCGCAGCTCGACGCGCATCTCGTTGCGATTGCTGTACGGGTCGTTGTCGGACGACTGCCGCGATTCGAGCCCGGCCACCTTGCCCTTGAGCGTCACCTCCACCTGCCCGCCTACCTCGAGCGCCGCGATGATCTCGGGCGAGACGGGGATGCTGACCGTCGGGTAGCGCTTTTTGTTCTTCTTCGGCCCCTCGGCGGCCGTCATCGGGTAATCGGCCTCGGGCTTCACCTGGTAGCGTGGCATTGGGGCTACTCCTCGTCGTCTTCCACCGGCGGCGCCGGCATGTCGAAGCCCATGCGCTCCTTGAAGCGCTTGGCCACCTTCTTCAGGTCCGCGCCCCCTGCAATCGCGGTATGCGCGTCCTCGATCTCCCGCCTTGCGTCGCTGGTGCCGGTCGACTTGAATCGCTCGCGCACCTTCGAGAGGTGCTGGTCGTAGTTCATGCCCTTACGCTCGCGCGCCGGGATTGTGTCCCACTCCTTCCTGGCAACCTCGCTCACCCAGCGCTCGACCTGCTGGGGCGTCACGCGCTGCCCGCCGCGCCCGGTCTCGCCACGCCTCACCGCCGCCGCACGGTCGCCCGCGAGGCCCGCCTGCGCGGTGTTCCTGGTCGAGCGCGTGCCGAGCTCCGTCTGCTTCGTGCCCTCGGTGGCCGTGCGTGCACCGGACAGCGCCTCGGCCGCGCGTGCGATCGCCGTGCGCTCGTTCAGCGCCCCGGTCTCCTCGTTCAGCACCTGGCCCTGCGGGCCGATCTTGAAGGGCTCGCGCACCTTGCCAGCCACAGCGGCAACGATGCGGTTCGCGGTCGGGATGTCCGCCGTGTTCGCCGCCTCGCTCGTGAGCGCGGTGTCCTGGAGCGTGCCGCCAGCCTGGGCAAGCTGCGCGGCGTTCGTCTTGCCCGTGGCGAGCAGATTCCCCTGCAAGGAGGCGAGCGCGCTTCGGAACAGCCGCTGGGCGCCCGCCGGTAGATTCGCCGGCACGGCCACCGGCACGTCGCCGTACAAGTTGTCCGCAGCGTCGGCCGGGCCCTGCGGGTTCGCATCCATCTCGCCTCTAATGTGGCGCGCGAGTTGCGTTGCCTCCGGCAGGTTGATGCCTGCGGAGTGCGCCGCGTACTCGGTTTGCAGGGCAGGATCGGCGCGCCGCGCTTCTCCAGCCTGCATGGCCTCGACCTCGGCCCTCGCCTTTTCGGCGAGCGACATGTTGCGCGCGTTCACGGCCCCCATCTGGTCGGCCTTCATCTCCTGCAGTGGCGAAAGCTGAGTGCCACCGCTCGCGACCAGGCGACGTACCGCTTCGGTCAGGCTGCTGGATGGCGAGGTCCGAAAGGTCGGCATTATTGCTGCGCCCCCCACAGGCTGAAGGCCCGCTGCTGCTGCATCTGGCGCCTGATCCGTGCATCCTGCGCGGCCTGCTGCTCGGTCGTGACGTTCGAGTCGTACAGGTTGCCCGATGAGTCCTCGAAGCCCTGGCCGTTATTGACGCCAGACGCCGCTCCTGCAGCCGCGCCACCAGCACCACCGAGCGCGTAGCCCATGCCGATCTGGCTCACCATGTCGATGAACGGATTGGGACGCACGTTTCTGATGTCTGTCAGGTAGCGGTTCCCGACTGCCTCGTTCGCGGCGTTCGATGCGTCCACCACGCCCGCTGCCCTGCCAAATCGAAGCCCGTGCGCCTGCTGCTGCTCGCCGGGCGCGCCCATCGTGGAGATCTGCTCGATCGCGCGGCGCAAAGTCTCGGACCTCCGACTTGCTTCGGCCTCACCGGCGGCGCGGTAGTCGGCGCTCTTCTTGCCGGCGACCCCAGGCTGGTCGAACGCCTGCGCCGCTCCGACAGTGTCGCGCAGCGATTGCTCGCGCGTGGCGGTGAGGTCGGCGAGCTCCGAGCCGCGCGCTTCCGGGGTCTGCTTCTTCAGAAACTCTTCCGTCGCTGCCATCGACTCGCCGGAGCGCTTGCGCTGGAAGGACTCCATCGCGCTTTGGAAGCGCTTCTGGCGCTTCAGGGCGGCCCGGTCGTTCTGGTACTTGAGCGCCGCGCTGGCGGCAAGGATGAGTAGTGCGGGAACCGCCATGATCAGCTCGGCGTGATGCTGCCGCTCGTCGTTTTGCCAGTGTTGGGGAAGAAGGAGGAGATGCCGCGGGAGCGATTGAGCATGGCCATCTGCTGCGCGGTGAGGTTGCTCCCCGTTTGGACATCCGCCGAGTTCTTGAAGAGATCGGTGAACAGTTGCGCCTTCTGAGCGCTGGACACGTTCTCGAAGGAGTTGCTCAGCCCCGCTTGGGCAGCACTCACCGCGCTGTCGCCTGCGCCGGCATTCACCAAGTTGACCGCGTTCAGGCGCTCCTGCTCACGCTGGCTCGTCAGGTTCGAGATTGCCCGACGAACAGCCTCGTCCACCCGTGTCGCGCCGAGGTCACGGTCCTGCTGCACATCGCCCTGCTGGAAGACGTCCTCCGAGCCCCCGAGCAGACCTTGCCGCGCAAGCTTGAAGCGCGTGCCGCGCTCGGCCTCCTGGTAGTTCTTGCCGAGCTCGTCTGCGTAGTAGTCGCGCGTCGCGCCGGAGAGCTTCGTGCCCTCCTCTTCCATCGCCCTCTTTGCTTCCTCGGCCTGGGCCACGTCGCCAAACGGTCGCTCGCGCCACACCTGACGAACCCCAAAAATCGGCTCTCCGCTCTCCTGATAGCCGGTCGGTACTGGATCCGGCTCGAATTCCTGAAACCGCCCGACGCCGGTCGTGGGAATTCCGTACAGGTTGTCGATCCGCGCGCGCAGAGCGGCCTTGCGCCGCTCTTCTTCTTCCTGCCGCGCGCCCGCGCCGCCGTCTCCGCCGCCGCCGCCCATATCAGACTCCGTAGTAGATCAAGCCGTTCTCCTCGCGCAGTCGCTTGAAGCCCATGCGCTCGGCGAACTCGATCGCCAAGGCACGCCCCGCCGCGCACTCGCACTCGAACCGGCGATACAGGCCCGAGGCCATCACTTCGCGCCAGATGCGCACCGCGTGGATCACGTAGGGCATCGCCCAGCCTTCGCGCCCGGCGAGCCACAGCACGCCAGTCTCCGCGTCCTTGCTCACCACGCCGCCCGCGGCAATGACCTGACCCTCGACCACCAGCCCCCACGCAGCGCCCGGCAGCGTGCAACGCGAGGTCGCCCATGCCTCAAGGTCAGGGTACATGCGACGCACGTCCGCGCGGTCCTGAGTGCTCAGGTTCGCCGCGAGCTCGCGAGCCATGCCGAGTGTGAGCGGTACAATAGGACGATGCGCTTGATTGATCTGAGCGGCAAACGGTTCGGACGCCTGACCGTCCTTCAGCGCGCTCCGAACCGAGGACGCCGCCGCACGATGTGGACCTGCAGGTGCGACTGCGGAGGAATGACCGCCGCTTGGGGCCCGCACCTCCATCGTGGGAATACGGCATCGTGCGGATGCATCAAGCGCGAGCACCTCGCCAAGCTCTCGGCTGCCAAGGTCACGCACGGCAGGACGCACACCGTCGAGTACCGGATCTGGGGCGGCATGATCGACCGCTGCACCAACACCAAGGGCAAGGATTGGGCGAACTACGGCGGGCGCGGCATCACCGTCTGCGAGCGCTGGCGCTCGTTCGAGAACTTCTTCGTCGACATGGGACTGAGGCCGTCGCCGAAGCATTCCGTAGACCGCATCGACAACGATGGGCCCTACGCTCCCGGCAATTGCCGCTGGGCCACTCCGAAAGTTCAGTGCGGGAACAGCCGGCAGAATGTGCTGTACGCATACGCCGGTCGCACCAAGCCGCTGTGCGATTGGGCGGACGAATCCGGCATCAACCGGATCACGTTCTACTGGCGCTTCAAGCAGGGTTGGCGTGGTCATCGTCTGTTCGCGCGCGTCTAGATACTGGCCAAATTTTCGTAGAGAAGAGCGAGCATCGACAGTTCGGCCGCTTCGTCCTTCTGGTGACGCAGGCGAGGTGCAATCCGTGTCGAGAGCAGCTCCACCGGATGCATGTCGCCAGGCTCCGTCACCGCCGGGTACTCGTAGGCTTGGCTCTCCAGCGTCTGGTTGTCCGCGGCGAAGAGGTGGCTCACCGTCCACTGCCCCACGCCGATCAGGTCCATGCCCATGAACTGCTTGAGCACGCCCGGGCGCTTTCCATCCTGGAAGAACATCAGGATGTCGACCAGCGGAATCGAGCTGACCCCGTCCTTGAACACCGACTCGCTCACCTTGTAGACGTCCTCCCCCGTGCGCACGTAGAGCTCCTGATTGAGCACCGTCGCGTCGTCGATCGTGAATGGCAGGGTAAACCTCGACCACGCGCTGATCTTCGAGGTGCGGCTGAAACTGTAGGGCCACACCGTCGAGCCGTTGATGCACCAGAACTGCCCGAGCTTCGGGTAGTAAAGCGACAGGGGATCGTCCGTGGAGAGAAATTGGGCCTTGACGAGCGCGTCGATGGAACTTCCCACGTCGTTGTCCTGCAGGTTGTCCGTGATCGCGATGAGCGACACCGACCGGAAGCCGCTCTGCGCGAGAAAGAAAAGGTCGCGCGACACCGAGGCTGCCGCCCGATGGAAGATCGTCCCGATGCCCTCGACGGTGTCCACCAGCGCGTGGTTCGCAGGGTCCGGATCGACTGTCCAGACCTGCGAGTTGTCGCTGAAGGCGATCCACAGGCCCGACTTCTGGAAGGGCCCGATCGCGGTCACCTGATCGGAGCCCTTGGCGCGGTTGCCGGCTGGTAGGAAGCCTGCGTCGCTCGGCGTCGTCCAGTCTCGCGGGTCGCCCGTCTTGCAGAAACGCACCGTCGTCGCGTCGCCCGAGCCCTTCGCGAAGATCTTCTCGGCCTGCTTGGCCACCTCCTTGGTGTGCGGGCAGTTCGTGTCCGTCACCGCGAAGGTGCGGGCGGTCCACACGACCGTGCCATCGGCCACCGTGGTGCCGATCGTGGTCGGCCAGACCGGCTCCGCCCCGCCTGTCGTGCCAGCGGTCGTTACCTCGTAGCGAAAGCCGTTCTCCGTCACCGGTCGCCGGAAGTCGCCGAGTGAGTAGGCCGTGGCCGTCACCCACACGCCTGGGTCGTCCAGGTAGTGGTGCCTGAAGACGCTGCCCGCGTACTCCGCTGCGACGTACGCCAATGCGTTGTACTGGTCGCAGTAGTGAATCTTCGTTGGTGCTGCCCCAGTCGTGTGGTGCGGCACCCTGCGCGCCAAGAAAAGGCTGTTGGCGTGCGTGATCGCCGCCCCGTCCCCGTAGAACGTGTTCAGCTTCCCGCCGAAGGCCTTGAGCCCCACGGTGCCCACCTCGAGCGTGGCGACGAACTCCAGGCACGGCCGCTTCTTGATCGATTTCCCGGTCGTGACGTAGGCGTTCGTCAGGACGCGCAGGATGTTCGGCTTGGCGAGCGCCGCCGCCGGCCGGACATCCAGCCCGCCTGCGAAGTCTTCGAAACTGATGAACGGCATCGATCACTGGATCAGCTGAGCGCCGACCGAGTACGTGGTGGTGGTCACGCCGGAATGCGTAGCACGCACGCGCCAATCGGCCGGCAGCACGTCGCTAGCCACCAAGTTCGCGGCTACGGTGAGCCCAGGGTAAACCTTGAGCACCGTGGTCGCCACCGCCGTGAGCGCAGCGCTCACAAGGATGGTGTAGTACTTGCCGGAGAGCGGATCCTTGCCCTCGATGGTGAAGGTCACCGTATCTGCTCCGGGCTCTACCGTCATGTCGATGATGAGGTGCAGCCCACGCGCGGATCGGTTTTTGAGGTCCGCGCTGTTCACCGATGCGGTGCGCGCCGCAGAGGCAAACACCGTGAGGGCTTGGTTCTCGATAGCCAGCCCTTCGGTGTCGACCTGTGTGCGCGGGTCGAGCGGCGTCACGCCGTCTGAACCAGTTACGATGACGTACATGTTTTACCTCCTATACGACCTGCGGCCGCACGAGCGGCTCAGAATCAGCCCAGTCGTTCGGGCGGAAGACATCCTGGCCCCAGCTCTTCGCCTTCAGCTTCATGAGCAGCGAGTCGGAGGCCTCCTTGGAAAGCGCGGCGTCCGGTTGCCGGTAGTGCGCCTTCAGCGTCGCGGTGGCCACGAGGCTGATCGCCGTGTCGTCCACCGTGGCCCGGTGCCCGTCCTGCGTGAAAGGTGCGAGGTTCTCGATGAAGAAGATGCGAAGCGAGTACGCCTGGTCAGTCTTCGGAAAAATCTCGATCTGCGTGTACGGCTCCCAGCGCTGCGGCCAGCTCTTGTTGTCCTGGTAGGTGTACATCGAGGGCGTGATGCCCTTCTTCAGGGGCGGAGACCACACCCCACCCCGAAGCACGCTCACGTAGCGGATGCGGTCAGGGTTCGCTCCGTTGCCATCGTCCGGGTAGTCGAGCAGGTGCTGATCGGCCCCGAGGGTCTTCAGGGCGTACTTCCGGAGGTGCGCCCAGTCGTGGGTCCAGTACAAGAGCGTCTGAGCGTTGCGCAGGTGCGTGTCGACGAGGGTCGAATTCGGGCCGGCAGCTGCACCGGCGCTCGCCGCACCCACCATCGCCCGCATGTCCGAGCGCAACTCCCCGAGCGTCTTGTACTGGCGCGGCATCGCTTACGCGGGCGCGAGCGCCGCCTCAAGATTCGCCACGAGATCGACCTTGCTCTCGGTGCGATGCCACTTCACGCCACGCTCGCTCAGGGCCGAGCGCAGTTCCCCGATCGACATCTGGTCTGGCGCCTTACCCAGGCCCTCGTCGGTCGCCTTCAGGTGCGCCGGCTTCGGCTGCCTGTCGCGCGCATGCTCCTTCAGCGTCGCAGTGAAGGCGCCCGAGGTGAACTCGCCGTACACCCGCCCCACGCACGCAATCGGCAGATCCTTGTCCATGCCGTACTTGTTGGCCATGCGCTCGTACTCGCCGGCCGGGTCGTTCGCCGGATCCTCCTCAGGGTCGACGTAGGCCATGATTTCGTACTGCGAGCGCAGGTCAGGCGGCAGCACATTGGAGTGCTTCATCTTCTGCTTCACGACCTTGACGACGCCGTCCTTCATCTTGCACATGTCGTCGATCGGGACCTCGACCACCTCCTGCTGGTGGACGAGCTGCAGGATTGCGAGCTCCCAGGGGAACACGCACACCGCGGTCTTGTCGGTCATCCCGCGGCCGATGATGGCGAACACGCGGCGGCTCACGATTGCACCACAATGCTCGCCTCACCGAATTTCTCGACGAGTTGCGCATGATGCGCGGCGTCCTTCACCGTCACCGGGATTCTCTCGGCGCCCTTGGAGACCATCACCAGGCACGGGAATGACAACTTGGACTGCGCCTGCACGGCCGGTGCACTGACCTTCCTACGAACGGCGGGCTTTCGCGCCGCCACCTTCTTGCTCTTCGACTTTCCAGCTTTCTTTGCCACAGCGACCTCCGCTTGAGGTGGTTACAAAAAAGCCCCGGACCATTCGCTGATCCGGGGCTCGCTTCACTTCCCTGCTGCTGAGACGAACCCCGTAGTCGCTAGGCGAGCGACACCACGGCGTGGGCGTTGGACCTGTTCATGGTCATCGCGCCGCGCCACGTCAAGCCCCAGTAGTACTCGTACTTGTCGTAGGCCCTCGGGGGCTTGCGGGTGATCATGTCCTGCCCATCGATCGGCCGCTGCTTCACATGCCGGCCGTTGATCATGTAGCAGCGCTTGGACCACGGCGTGGCCGGCGCGTACAGCGAGTCGAGGTCGTCGAACTCGGGGTTCCAGTGAATCGTCACCCCGTGGAACGTCAACATCTTCGTCCCGCCTTCGATGGTCCGCTCCGATACGCCCTCGAAATCCAGTCGCCCGAAGCTCTTGAACATGTAGTTGCGGAAACCGTCGATGAAGTCGTCCCCCGCCTCGATGAAGTCCGGCTTGCCGCCGTTCCTGACGCAGGCCCGCCACGCGATCTCCATGAAGTCGAGGATGGTGCCGGTCGTGGTGGTATCGGTCAGACCGGTCTGGGCGTAGTTTCGCCAGTACACGTTCGTCGCGAGCGCGCGGTCGATGCCGCCGACCGTCCCGGTGGTGGGCGTGAGGCTCACCAGCGCGTCCAGGCCGGTGATGGCGTCGGCCGACTGCGTGCCGTCCAGGTGCTGCGCGTGCGAGAACTTCTCCTGGAAGCCCAGCTTCAGGATCTCGGTCTGCTCCTTCAGCAGATTCGTGAGCTGAATGCGTTCGGCGTCGCTCGCGTTGCCTCCGGGACCGTCGTCGTCGACGCTGATGCCGTTCTGGATCAGGCGATCCTCGTCGAGCGAGAAGCCGTCGTGCGCCGAGCGCCAAGCGAAGTTCGCCTGCTCGATCGACTGCCGGCGGTTGTACGTGACGACCTGCGAGCCGTTGAACCACTGGAAATTCGACTGGTAGCGGAACCGGAGCTGCTCGACGATGTACTGCTTCGCGCCCGGCGCGCTGACCTTCTTGCCCGCAAGGTACTTGAACAGCGGGCGTTCGACGGCGACTTGATCGACTGGCTCTGCCTTCAAGTAGAAGTCAAGACCGATCTTCCCCGCGTCCGTAATTTCTTGGCTGGTGAAGGGCATGATTTTTCCTAGGAAAGGTGTGCGGCACCCTTGGCGCGGTTCGCCGCCTTCGTCACGACGCGCAGGTTGAACTCGACGTGTAGCCCGCGGACGCCTTTGCCGCGCAGAGGAACGATGTGATCGACCTCGTGCGGTATGCCAGTCTCAAGGGAGCGGCTTACCGCCTCGCGATACATCGCGCGGATCGCCTCCTTGTTGGCCCACCTCGGCGTCGCTTCGCGCTCCAGCTTGCGTCGCTTGGTGACGCTCGCCTTCACGTTGATAAACGCCCTTTCGCGGTTGGCGTAGTACCACGCTCGCGCGGCCACTCGCTTACGTTCGACGTAGGCTGGGTCGTGCTTCAGAACCTCGTGATACCGGCGCAGCACAGCGACCCTTGAGGCCGTGCGGCTGCGCTCCAGATGTCGAGCCCGGAACCGGCGCGAAGCCTCACGCGTCTTGGCGCGGTTCTTCTCGCACCACTTCGCCAGGTAGGCCTTGCGTGCTTCGGGCGACTTGTGCGGCAAAGTTGCCTCCGTGGTTGAACATGTGCGTCCTGACGACGCTCGGCGGTGACGAACCGCTGTTCAGTCCACGGCGACGAACCCGTTTACAGTCTGCCGGTGGCGAACCCGGCGATCAGCCCTTGTCTGCTCCCGCGTACCCGAGACCCTGGTTGATGGCCTCGAGCATCGAGTTGGGCGCTTTCGCACCCGGTGTGGCGCCGCTCGGCCGCAACGGCTGATTCTGCCTGCCGCTCGCCGGCGCCGCCTTCTGGATCTCGATCCCTTCGTAAAGCAACTGGAGAGTCGGGAGCCACTGGTTCGGCGGGTAGCTCTTCATCACCCCGTCGACCTTGGCGAGCAATTTATCTTCTTTCGCCTTGTAGTCAAGGTCGGTCTTCGCGAGGCCAGCCGTCCACGCCTCGATGCCCTTCAGCGCGCCCTCGGCTGCCTGCTTGCGCTGCTCAGCGGTTTGCTGCTGCGAGCGCTGCTGATTCTGCTCGCGCTGGGCGTTCGCCTCGCGCGCGGCCTTCTCCCGGCGTCCTTGCGCTATCTCAAGCGCCGCGGCGCGCGTGATCTCCTCCTCCTCGACATGCTTCTTCAGGTCTGGAAAGTCCGCCAGCAGGTCGAGGTCTCCACCCTGCGGCTCGCGGCCCAGCGCCTTGTAGAGCGCCATGCGCTGGCCCTCCACCATCCGCAGGGCTGCATCCAGGTCCTTGGGGTCCTTGGACTGCAACAATGCATTGAATTCGAGGTACGCGGAGAGCTGGTCCTGCGTGGTGTGCGTCTCCTCCAGCACGCCCAGGATCGCGTCTCGCGCCTCGCTGAGGGTCTTGATCGTGTCGCCCTGCTTGGCGATCGTGCCCTCGTGCGCCTTCAGCGTCGTGATCACCTCGGCGAACCGGCCCTGCGTCTTCGCGTGCAGCGCCTTCTTCTCCTCGGGCTTGAGGTCGAGCTCGGCCGCGCTCTTCAGCTTCGGCGCCGCCGCGGGCTTGACCACCTTGCCCTTGTCGTCGAGCGCCTGGCCCTTCTCGTCCTTCTTCGGCGCGCCGTTGGCGTGGTGGGTCTCGGTCTCCTTCACCTCGCCGACTGGCTTCGCGGCGCCAGGCTTTGCCGGCTCCTCCTTCACCTTGCCGGTCAGCGGATCGAGCGCCTCGCCGCCCGGGCCCTTCTTGTAGCCCAGGCCGACGTCGATCGCCGACTTCATGTCCTTGGGTGCTTCCTCCTTGGCGCCTGCAGGTTCAGATGCAGCGGCATCACCGCCACCGCTATCCTTTGGTTTTCCGCCCTCGTCGATGACCTCTTCCGCAGGCGCTTCACCGCCGCCCGGCGCGCCATCGTCGCCCTCTGGTGCTTGGTACACCCAGCCTCGTCCGAAAATAAATGTCATCGCCAGCCCCTATAGAAGCGCGAGCAACACAAGCGCCCGCTGGCGCTTTTCGATCACCGTCAGGCGGCGGTCATGGTCCGTCAAGCGGGCGTAGATGCGCGCCTTCTCGACGAGCCTCAGATCACCGACGTCGGAAAGATCGGGCTCAACCGGCACGGCTCGCGCGGGCGTGTCGGTGGGCACCGGGACAGCCCGCGCAGCCTGGGAGGAGGACCTGCTTGCGGGCTGCCACTTGGCCACCGTTGCCGGTGGCGGTGCTTTCTTCTTCTCCAGCTCCGCGAGGTAGCGCTCGTCCTCTCGCTGCTGACGGGCGATTTCCTCGTGGTGCAACTTGTGCGGTTGCTCTGGCTTTCGGTGGCGGCGTACGTAGCGGATGCCAGCGCCATCGACACCTGCCACCGACTCTGCTTCTGCTTGGCCTGTAAACGCAGCGCTCGCCTCGGCGATCGCAATGAGCACCGAAGCCGCCACCGACTCACCAACGAATATTCCGGTGGCCTCGCCGGCACCCTCCAGTACGCCGGTGCCTTGAGCAACACTTTCGCCAACGAACGAGCCAGTCGAATCGGCAGCAGCCGCCCAGACCGCCGCAGCATCAGCGCGCCCGGTAAACGACGCGCTCGAATCTCCTGGTGCTTCAAGAACCGCCGCAGCCAGCGAGCTGCCGGTGAAGCTCGCATCGGCCTCACCAGCTCCGCTCAGCACGCCATCGAAGAGCGCCTTGCCGACGAACGACCAGGCCGCCTCGCCCGGCGCATCGAGCACCGCTGCCGCGAGGACCGCACCCGTGAAACTCGCCGTCGCCTCACCTAGCGCAGAGAGCGCCGCGCCCGCGCTCGACTGGCCTACGAAGGTAGCGGTGGCCTCGCCCGCTGCGTCGAGATCGGCGCCCCCGCCCGCCGCCACGAACTCATCCGGCCCTACGTCCCACGTACCGGAACGAGTGGCACCGTTGATGTCTATCGTGAAGGTGCCAGAAAGATCGGTCCCTGCGTCTATCAGCGCGGAGCCGGTGACAAGGTGAATGTCCACCGAACCGGCGGTGACGTTCGTGAAGTTGGATGTGTCGAAAGCTACGCCGCTCGTCAGCCCGGTCTCGGTGATCGAGTCCGCGCACATGCACGTCGTTGCCGTCCACGTACTCCACCCTACGTCCGAGGCTTCGTTGTAGTCATCGCCAGTGTTTCCGCCCGAGTAGACATTCCTTATCGTCAGCGCACCGTTAAGGCCGGTGGCGATTCCGTGCGAGGTGCTGCCAGCGATCACGCAGTTGTCGATTACGATGCTGCTGGCAGAAGAGTGATTTGAATGAACACCGTGCCGGTTAGAGTAGAAAACGCAATTACGAAGAATCTGCCCAGTGCCGGCAGAGTTGAGGTAGGCCCCGGACGCCGATGTTGAGGCATCTGGTGCGGTCTGCCATCCGATGCACTGCGCTAACTGCGTGCTGTTCGCGTCCAGCCGGAATACGCCGCCTCCGGCCGTAGCGTCCGTGTTCTTCGCCTGTATGTAGGAGGCTCTGGCAAATGGCTCGGATAGCAGGAAGATCAGGTTAGTCAGACTAACCTGCATGTTCGCCTTGCCGGTGTCCCACACTCCGGCATGTCGGTGGGCACTATTCACCGTCAAGTGCCGGAAGTTGGTGGCGTCGGTGTTCGTCGCGCCTGCCATCGTAAAACTGGCCGTGGCATTAACGTCGTAAATCTCGCCGATGACCTCGCCGGCTCCGGTCAAGTCATTATCGGTATCGGCCTCCCACAGCGCCCATGTGGTGTAATCACCGCCAGCAGATTTGATGGTGGTGGTCGCCACTTAGAAA